ACAACGAGGTGTTGTCTCCCTGAACCAGATTAGGAGTTCACATGCAGAGAAAACTGATTGGATACGATGTATTCGAGAAGCTGACGGAAGGTTCCCTCCCAGCGGCTCAATACGAGCTTGTGGAAGCCGAAGAAATTTTGTCACGTCTATTGGAGACGGGACCACTTAGTTTTCACAATTTTAATGAAACACATGTCCTCTATGAAACCGAGGATGGCACCTTCGTCCGCGCAAATTACAGCCTTGGCAAGCAAGAGATTCTGTTCGAGAGCATCGAAGAGATCGTAATTGATGAAGCCACTGAAGCTATTGCGCGTAAGGATGTCATTCGTAACATGATTGACGCGGTGCTAGAGGATAACAAACCAAAGGCAAACCACCTTTTCGACGAAGTGATGGGAATGGTACGCACCAATCTCCAAAGGGAATCCGCAAAAGAAAGAAACACAAGAGTCAATGAAGCGACAGGTGCATTCAGCCGTCGTCGCCCTCGCCGTGGCAAGAAGTCCGGTGCTGGCGTATTCGTCCGTTATGGACCGGCAGACCCAGGTCGTTCCCGTAGGGCAAAAGAAGGACATCGTAAGCACCCGCGCGCTGCATTCAGGTCTTGGGAAACCCGTAAGCGCCACGATCCGCGCGGTGAACGCCAGAAGCGTGATCGTAAGTTATACGGTCGATTCCGCCGTCTGGCAGCATCTGTCATTGGTCGCCGCCACAAAAAGACAATGACCGAATGGGTATCTTTGACTGAAAATGTCTTCAACTACATCGACTATGTTGAAAATGGTCGTGTTATGAATGAAGCAGCAGTTAAGACAACTCCACAAGGCGATATCACCGCAATCAAGATTCCAAATTCTAAGCTTCGTAACGAAGGCAAGATTCTTTCCTTCCAGTTGAAGACTATGAAGACTGATTTGAAGGTTCTACGTGAAACCGCACGTCGTTTGTCTGCCGACCGTGACTTTGTTGGCATGGTTGCAGAATTGAAGCGCCACAACAACCTGTCAGACAACACCTCTCTTGAAGAATGCTTGGGAGACATCGTAAGTAAGTTCCCGGCAGTTCTCTATCTGACTCAGGATGAATTGGCACATGTTATCGGCGAGGCTTTAAGCCGCGCTGGTGTGTCAAACTACGGCGACGACACTTGCTCATTCATGAGCGAGGGCATTCTGCGTGTCGCTCACGGAGCATTCAATGATCGTGTAGCTCGCATCAACCAGTTAAGCGGTCATAAAGCTGCTGAAACAGAAGACCCATATATCGAATTCCAGAACACAGTTGCCAAGTTCTATCCGAGCTTGGACGAAAGTGTAGCTCTTGAAATGAAGGTCTTCGAGGATTTGTACAACGCAGCCCTGGAAGTTCGCCGCATGGCACTGGAATCCAAGAACGAAGAATTGCGAAATGAGGCAGAAGAACTTGCCACAAACTTGCAAACCGTTCTTGAAGGTGAAGCTGTTCCTAGCCTAGAACTCGCTGCTACGGTAGCTGGCTGGCTGGAAAACATCGTTGAAACTAATCTCGAATCTGATGATTGGGATGTAGTTAAGACACCTCACACCACTGTAACTGGCGATCACCCACGTATGGCACAGAACGCCAAACACCCTTACACGCCAGCGAGTGACTTCTCTGGTGATTGGGGCAGCGAATTACCACAGTTGGATCAGGATGGCAAGGGCTATAAGACCTTTGGCAATAAGTCAAAGAATACCTCTTATGTTGGCTTGATGGATGATGGTAAGGGCAAGTGGGGCGATCAATACCCAGACCTTCAGAATCCACATGTTCCAAAGGCAATCACTCCAACGCTGAAGGGTGAGCCAGGTGTTGACAAGAATTACGAAACTGGCTTGGACATGTGGCAGAGTGGCGACACCTGGCCATCTTTGCAGAACCCGTATGTGCCAAAGAGTGTGAAGCCACACATTAATAGCGATAATCGTGTTGATGACAAGGAAAACAGATGGACTGATGTCGAAACTGGCACGGGTTCTTTGGAGCCTAAAGTCACTCTCGGCGGCAAGAAGATTGACGGTCGCTAACCACAGGGGGCAAACCAATGAGCGATATGCTTTTTTGCGAAACGACTGGTTGGGTTGCCCTCGACCTCAGTGAGTCCGGCAAAGCCGGTGGACCACTGAAGTTCAAGGGCAAATTCCAAGAGGCAAATGCGGTTAACAAGAATCGTCGTATGTACCCATACGAAATTCTTGAATCCAATGTAACTCGGCTCAAGGAAGCAATTACAAACCGTGGACTGGTTGGTGAGTTGGATCACCCCACGGACTCTATCATTCACTTTGAAAATACAAGCCACCTTATCACCAAGTTGTGGTGGGATGGTCAAGTGTTAATGGGTGAAGGAGAGGTACTTGATACACCGTCCGGCAAGGTTCTGAGAAGTCTTATCAATGCGGGTGTCCGTGTTGGTATTAGCAGCCGGGGCGTAGGAAATGGTTCAACCAACGAAGATGGCGTCTTAGTAATTGGTGAGTCTTACAAACTAATTACATTCGATGCTGTCGCTGATCCTTCTACGTTCTCTGCATTTCAACAGAAGATTGTTCAGGGTGCAACTGAAAGTAGCATTCCAACAATTTCCGGTGTCACTCCAAGAAAAAATGAAGGCAGCGGCATACATAACAGAGTTAATGCCAAAGCGTTGATTACGTTCTTGGGTTGTCTGTTTGAGTCCAAGACCAATGAAATTAAAGAGAGGTTGCATTCATGAAGAAGACTAGCAAAGACCACATCATGCAGGCTCTTGCCGGATTGCTTCCCGAAGAAGTACAGAAGGACGTAATCGCGGCTGTTGAAACCTTCATCGAAGGTGTTCGCACCGAGCTTGAAACTGAGTACAACACCCGCCTCGACGAAGCCTACAAGACCGTAGCTGAAGAAAAATCGCAGGTCGAAAAGGTTGCCGAGCAAGGTTATGCCGAGGCATACCAAATCATTTGCGACTTGCGTGACCGCCTTGAAGTTCAGCGTGAAGAATTTGAACACGCTGTCGAGGAAGGCTACGAGGAAGCTTATCAATTGCTGCTTGCTGAACGTAGCAAGAACGAAACACTTGAAGTCGATCTGTACGAAGAGTACGACCGCAAGGTTAAAGAAATCAGGGAATTCTTCGTTGAGAAGTTGGACCTGTTCCTTTCCGAAAAGGGCGAAGAGTTCTACGAACAGGCAAAGAAAGATGTTCTGCACGATCCCACGATGGCAGAACACAAGGTCGCTCTCGACAAGATTTTGGAAGTTGCTTCATCGTACATGTCTGATGAGGACTACCACTTTGCAACTTCTACCAAGTTGGATGAACTCACTAGGAACCTTGAGGAAACACGCGGTCAGCAGCGTATCTTGGAAGCCAAGAATATGCGTCTGGCAACTGAAAATAGCCGCTTGAACGAGGCGGTACGTCAGCAGGCTGAAGTGCTGACCGAATCTACTCGTTCCGAAAAGAAAGAACGTCAGAACAGAGCAAAGAATGTAGAGGGTCGGGGGAAGCGCGTACTGGAACAAGACCGCGTAGAGGTCATCTCCGAACACCGCGCCAATGAAACCGCAACCAGTGACGATGATGGTGATGACAGCATCCGCTTAGTGGAACATGTCGGTAAGGATATTACCGAACAGTGGGGCATCCTGGCTGGTGTCACCGAGAGGGAATAACTTTGAACTTTCAAGAGAGGTAACGATAAATGAATATCACCATGAACAGCCGCCTGTTGAACGAGGCTAAAATCCTCGAACATCGTTGGGCAAAGACCAAGTTGCTGAATGGTATCAAAGACCCCTTCGTTCGTCAGACCACTGCGGTTCTCTTGGAGAACCAGCGGTTAATGAACGAAGCGGCAACCGATACCGCAGACATCGCGCAATTCAAGCGCATCTCTATCCCGTTGGTCAGGCGGATTTATCCGCAATTGATCGCTAACAAGATTGTTAGCGTCCAGCCTTTGCTGGGTCCAACTGGCTTAGTGTATTACCTGCGCTTCCGCTACTCCAGCGCTAAGGGCGCAACCCAGGCATCTTCCTTGCCAGGATTCCCAGGTGACGACGCCTACAGCTTGCAACAGTTGGCAAGCGGTGACGCAAACCTTGACATCTTCTACAGCCATCAGTTCGTCCAGAACGAAACGCAAACTGGTGCAGGTGGCAACGTACTCCAGAAGTACGCTCTCCAGAAGTCCCCGATTCTGCCAGGCACTCTGGTTGGTACTGTCTACGACGGCACCACAGCAGTTCAGACCTTCACGGTTCCATCCAGCGGCACCACCCTGAGCTTCACAACCATTGGCTCGCCAAGCGTAACTGCTAGCTCCGGTAGCATCGACCTGACGACTAGCGTACTGTCCGTTACTTGGTCCGAAGACCCAGGTTCTAACAAGGTTGTTGTCTCCTACGAGTACAACCTTGAATGCCAGCAAGACCTCCCTGAAATCAACCTCGTGGTTGAATCTGAAGACATCACCGCCAAGACGCGCAAGCTGAAGGCTGTGTGGAGCTTCGAGGCACAGCAAGACCTTCGCTCTCAGCACAACTTGGACATGGAAGCCGAATTGACCGCTGTGTTGGCGCAGGAAATCAACATGGAAATCGACCGTGAAGTGTTGACCGACCTTCGTAACAACGCAGGTACAGTGTCCGCATGGGACTTCAACACTAGCTTGGGCGATACCATCAAGGAAAAGTACGAATCCTTGTACATCAAGATCGTCGAAATCTCCAACGTCGTTCATCGTAAGACCCTCCGTGGCGGATGCAACTGGTTGGTGACATCTCCTGAAGTGGCATCCATCTTTGAAACGGCAACCGCTGGTTTCGCACCGACTC